AATACTTACTCCAGTGCTTTGCGCTCCTAATATGTCGTGATAAAGACCAGATACATCAGTATCTTCTAATCTAATGGCGGGAACACTATTTTTAAGATGTAATATTCTTGAAGGACTTGTAGTGCCTATGCCCACTTTACCAGAGGAGTCAATACGCATACGCTCTGTGGCATCAGTATGAAAACGCATAGTATTGTCGGGGTGATAATAAAATATCTGCCCTGCATCAGCCCCATCGTTAAAGTAAATACTACCGCCATTAGTAGCATCAGAATGTAATTTAAGGTCAGCCCAACCTGCACCTGCATTAACTCTTATTTCTTCTGAGGCACTACCTGCACCTACTGTTAAGCGAGTAGAAGGCGTAGTCCCTATGCCCACCCGACCAGATGAGTCAATCCTCATGCGTTCTGTACCATTATCTTTGAACAGAAGATTAGTCCCTGCTCTTAGAGTCCAGAAGTTTGTATCAGTAGTGTCACCAATTTGTAGTTGGTCGGCAGTGTCATGCTTTGCGGTTAATTTAACAAAGCTAGGGCTGTCAGTAGTTGCTACGCCTTGGTTTAGTGCCTTGACAGAAGCAAGAGAAGTACACTCGCTGTCCATCAGCGCACCTGCGGCTGTTACATTAGCTGTGTCAGTAACATCTGCACTAGCCTCAATGCCATCTAGTTTTGTATTGTCAGCAGAGGTAAAGTTTATTTCAGTTAATCCACCATCACCTACACTGTAAGTTGTATTAGTATCTGTACTTGTAATTGTAAAGTTAGGGTAAGTACCAGAGATACTAGTAGCACCTGCACCTGTTAGCGAGACAGTCTGGTCAGCTTGGGCGGCTGTGGCATAAGCACTAGCATCTGTAGTAGCCGCTGTGCCTAAACCTAAATTAGTTCTTGCTGTACCTGCATTGTTGAGGTCAGACAAGTTGTTTGTTGCAATTAACGCACCAGACAATGAAGCATAAGCATCTAGCCATGAAGAGCCAGAATATACTTTCATAGCATTAGATGATGTATCAAAGTACAACGCACCAGTAATAAGTGCATCACCATCATTGTCAACAGTTGGTGCAGAGGACTTAGCCCCTAAGTATCTATCGTCAAAGTCATCGTAAGACGATGCGGCACTAGCGGCTGACGTAGAGGCTTCTGATGCCTTGGTAGTCGCTGTGCTTGCGGAGGTAGAGGCTGACGTTGCACTAGAAGCGGCATTAGTCGCACTAGTGGAAGCCTCACCTGCTTTAGTAGTTGCAGTCGTAGCGGAAGTAGCCGCTTCGCTTGCTTTAGTTGTAGCAGTAGTAGCCGATGTAGCGGCATTGGTTTCGCTTGTAGCCGCGTTAGTCGCACTTGTGGCGGCTTCTGATGCCTTAGTTGTTGCTGTAGTAGCGGAAGATGTAGCCGAGGTAGCGGAAGATGTAGCTGATGTTGCAGAAGTAGCCGCAGACGTAGCACTATTAGAGGCTTCTGAGGCTTTTGTAGTTGCAGTGGTAGCAGAAGTACTTGCGCTTGTTGCAGAGTTACTTGCGCTTGTAGCGGAATTGCTTGCATTAGTTGCAGATGTAGCCGCTTCGGTTGCCTTATTCGTAGCTAGAACAGCTTGTTCGGTTACTGCATCAACAACACCATCGTCTGTTGAATTGCCAGTACCGCCTATGCCTCTAAATATACCCATAAAGATTCCTTGAATAAGGTTGTAAAGAAAGGAAAAGGGGACTCCCTAAGAAGCCCCCGATTGGTTAGCTATTAACCATTAACCATTAGGTTAAATGCGGCATCTGGTCGCAGAACAGCAGTACCATACAAAGTGTCAGCAGTGTATAGAGTAGCAAGGAAGTCTTGCTTGTACTGAGTCTGAGAACGAACACCTAGTTGCTCTGCAAGAACCATAGCATCTTTATGGAACAACATAGCTTGTTTAACGTCACCACCTGCGCTGTTGTCAGCCGCGGCTTCAATTACAGGACAGTTAGAGGAAACAAAAATGTCAATGCCATAAATGTTACCAATTTGTCCGTTGTTGACTACGCGCCCATCAACGAAGTCGCTAGAAGAGTAGCGAGTTAGACCCATGATTTCGTTACGGATAGAAGGAGGTACTACGAGGCAACGATTGTCCATAGGAACATCGGCATCATCCATCTTCTGAATTAAGTCACGGAAACCTTCATCAGTGAATACATCAGCCGCGGCAACAGTGTCAGCGGCATAAGCAGTTAGACCGCTAGAGGCATCAATGTAGTATGAGCCAGTACCAACGTAGTCACCACCATTGTCACCGAAAGACTTACCTAGTTCAAACAAGCTAGAATCTACTTGCTTGGCTAGAGCGTAACCTGCATCACCAGTGTAGAACTGACGTAGAGAAGCAAGTGCTTGAGTCTCAGTAATGTCTTCAATCAGACGAGAGTATTCAAAGTGCTTGTTGATAGTGACCTGTACTTCACTCTCAGTAGCGTTCTGAACAGTAACAGCAGTGTTCTCTGCTTTAGCGTGTGCATCACCACGAACAGGCTTAGGAATGTGAAGGGTATCACCTTTCTTGCCAGTCATGGAAATTTTCTTGACTAGGTTAGCTAGTACAAGACTTTTTTGATATGCGGCAATTACTTCATCACTCCAAATTTCGGGGATAAAAGTAGCCGCGCTAGTGTTGTCTACAAAACCGCCAGTTGCGGGATAAGTTGAATCAGTCATTTGACCATCTCCTAAAATAATTTATTATTGTCTGACCCTCCCATCAGCATAAGCCGCCATAATTTCATTGGACAAACTCATGTAACGTTCTGGGTCTTCCTTCATAAGTTTAATAATGTCAGAACGTCTATAGACTTTCTTAGCTGACTGTTCTCCACTGCCTCGTACATTACCTGTACTAGCGGCTTTGACAGCCTTCTTACGCTCAGTTTTCTCAGTAGCGGCAGTTTGACTAACTACTTGCTGTCGTTCTTTCCACAGAGTAAAAAGTTCATCAGCGGCTTCGTAATCATACTGTTGGTCTGCCTGTACGAAAAGCTGTTGTCTAATCTTAGAACCCTTAATCCAATCAACAAACTTCGCATTCTTTAAGACTTCATTCATATCTGGATGTCGTCTTTGAAGTTCAGCCATAGCTGTTGACTGACGATATTGGTTACTGATTTTTTCAGCTTCCTTTATCTTAGGGTGATTATCAATAGCCCTTGCGACTGCCTTGTCGGGTTCTGAGAAAAAGTCTATTTCTTCTTGTTCTGGTTCACTTTGTTGCGGTGCTTGTTCTGAGAGTTGTGTCTGGATGTAATCGTCAACGACCTTTCGCAGTTCACCTACTTCCGAACTTTGTTTACCTAAAAGTTTCTCAGCCTCTTGATGCATCCGTACAATTTCGGCTGTACTCTTTCCTTGATACTTTTGTGGTATTTCTGGTTCTTCTGTAGTTTCTTGTTCTTCAAGAGTTGTCTCCTCTTCTGGAGTCTCTTGAGTTGTTTCTTCTACTACTGGGTCTTCAATTACATCTGTACGCTCTTCTATTATTCTTGCCATTATTAAACTCCGTCATAAATGATTGTGGAGGTGGATTATGTAGAGATTCGGTTAGGAGTTGTCTCTACGCTCTTTTTGTATCTGCTTTTCGCGGTTTCTCGCCCACTTGGTTGTAGCACCTATAAAATCACCACAATGGGGGTCTAAATAACTACGAACAGGAGATATAACTTTTCTAGCCATTAATGAACATTCTGGACAAGGTATCTCTTTTGTTTCTGAATCTATAAACCTTTCCGTTGTATGTCCGTTGTCACATCGGAAGTCAAGGAGAACTCTCATTCTTTGTTTGCTTCCTCGTAATCTTCCTTGGCTGTTTGTATCTGCTCTTGTAAGTTTAGTAGGTTAGCCATGACTACTAGTTGTCCCTTACGGAAGTAAAGGTCTTTGTCATCTTTACAGGCTTCTACTGAGTTAAGTTGTAACGCACTACCTTTCAAATCTTCTAACAGATTTTTCCACCCTTCTGTACGGAACATATCTTCTAATGAACGATAGTATTTCTCTAGTTCTACATCAGTCATACACTGTTTCTCCCTATAGGACAGCTTTAATTTATAATTTAATATAACATACTATTGTATATTATAGTATTATTATAACATATTTTTATAAGAATGTCAAGTATTATTTTCTATGCCTTGCTGTTTTCTTGGCTACTTTCTTAGGTTGTTTACTAAACTGTTTACCTTTCTTTGTGTCAGCTTTTTTCTTTTTTGACGTAGCGGCATATTCTTTTTTAGTTAATGCTTTAATAGCCGATTCTGGTAAGTAACGTTCACCTGTGGCTTTCTTACCCTGTGTACTGGGTTTACCAGACTTAGTACGCCAATTTTGTTTACCCCACTTCTTAAGGCTTTTTTGTGTTGGTCTAAGAGCCATTACTTGTGTACCTTCTGAATAGGAAAGTCAGCAGTTAGGCTTGCTCCTTTGTGTTTAACAAACTTACCTTTGTGTTTCATAAGTTTTACAGAGCCATTCTTCTGCTTCATCCAGTGATAACCATTAGGTGCTTTAACTTTCATCGGTAGCCTCCACCTTTTGCTTTGTACTCTTTAGCTAACATCTGAGCCTTTCTCGCAGACCACTGTCCTGCTTTACCGCCCTTAGAACCTGCTTTAATTTTTTTAAACAAGTTCTTACGCATTGTAGGTTTAGTGTAGTTACCTGCTTTGTTTACAGTAGACATTATCTTTTAGCCCTTCTTGCACCACCCTGTGCGCCTCCACGCATACCGCCTTTGTTTTCCTTTTCATATTTTTTCATGTCAGCTGTAGACATATAATCGGGTATTTTACTATAATCAAAAGCATCTTCGGGAAAAGGTTGGTTTGATACGTTAGACCATTGATTTTTTATTACCTGTTTTAGTCTACTGTATTCTCCTCTTGATTTAGCTTTTCTAAGTTCACCTACTGCTCTAGAAAGTGCTTCGTCTAGAGGTATTTGTTCTGAATCAAATAAGTCAAAAGCTACAAAAATATGGTCTTCTGGTCTAAATTTACTCATTAATATTTCCCCATTCTCATTGGTTTCTTTTTAGGTTTAGCTTTAGCTTTAGTTTTTTTCTTTGCAGGTTTTCCGTATCCTTTACCATATGCCATAATAGTCTCCTATGTTTTACCATTTTGTACGATTTGCCCAATAAGCCGCAGAACATTTACCTTTAGCTATATTCTTAGCGTGTCTTGCTTTAAAAGACTTACGCCTTGCTTTTTCAGAAGCAGTTTTAGGATTTTTTCCTGCTCCTTTAACACCTTGTTGTCCAAAACGTATTGTTTTTACACTACCGTCTCCACACTTAGCTACAACTACATGAGACTTAGTTGGGTGATTAGGAGTACGTTTTGGTTTGTTATAACCACTAACTCCTGCTCTTGCTAGTCTTGGGTCTTTTGTCTTTCTGTTGCTTGCTCTTGTTGCCATTAGACTTGACCTCCTTGAGGGACTCTTGCAGGGCTTGGACTTCCGCTTCCAATGCCTGTATTCGCTCCTTGTGGTCTTGGAATGCCTTGTTGACTTGGTTGATTACTTCGTTGAGGCTGTGCTGTGTTACCATTAGTGTTTCCTTGTTGGGTTTCTTTTACAGCTACCTCACGTTCTTTTAGTAACTGCTCCGAGATTTTGAGTCGTTTCTCAAATTCTTTATCGTCTGCATCACCTTTTTGTAGGTTTGCGGTTACAGCCTTTATGCGGTCAATCTCCAACTCCTGTGGTACTGCTTGTGCATCAGTAAGGTACTTCTGCGCTCTAGCTTGTGACTCTTGAGCCTGTCCTTGTAGTGCCGCTGTCTGTGACTTCTGGAACTCAAGCTGTGCTTGCTGTGCCATCATAGCCATCTGTTGTGCTTGTGGGTTAGGCTGATTAGCTTGCTGTAGAGCCTGTACGAGTTGTTCACGGTTGGACAAGTTCATGTTATCTACGATTGACATAATCAATTGCGAGTACATTGGGCTGTCGGGTTTCATAGTCTGCAACAGTTGTACAAGTTGTGTAACTTCATACTCACGCGCAATAATACCAAGACTGCTTGAGGTATGGAACTTGTAGTCAGCCACAGGATACTTCTCTGGGTTAAACTGCATATACCTGTGGGCGGCTTTGGTTACAAATGGAATAAGGAATGATTCTTGGAAGTTAATAAGAGTACGCTTGTGCCGTTTGATAATAGCACCTAGCGACATAGAAATACCTGCGGCAGTAGCATCACCATTAATAGACCCTGCAATA